GTTGCCGCTTTTGTTCTGGAAGGTAATGCTGGTTACGTCAGCATCTGTAAGCTGTGTCCAAGTCGCAATCGGCAGGACCACATCAGTATTCTGAGCCATGTTGGCCTCCATTCATTTAGAGTTGCCGACAATGTATCACAAGCGGTGGAGTTGGTCTACTCAGGCGGTGTGGGCCAGGTCACGCTCGCAGGAAATCCAACTTGCTGAGGAACATCACGCAAGGCTTGTCGATAAGCGGCCCACGCTTGTTCATCAACAGGTGCATCTGCGACCTGCGTCCAGTCACTTTCCATTAAAAGCTGATTGCGCTTTATTCTCGCCTTTTTCGCTGTAGGCGCGGATATTGTGGGCATCAGATAACCTCCACTGTCGTGCGGATTGCAATGTATGGGAATGGGGGGTCAACATGAAATGCGTATGTTTCTGGCCCTTCTAGGATAAGGCTTTCAGTCAGGTCGGTTATTTCATATTCAGTCCCAAGACTATCCGTTATTTTGACAATCGTTCCACTCGGTAGCGCGGTTAGATCATAGTTTTCAGATGGCTCAGGAAGCCTTGGTCTGTCAATAAAAGATAACGTAGATAAGTTGACATAGGTGTCTTTGGGGGCTTCGCCCTCAATCCAACTTTCAGAATCTTTAGTGTTTAGATTAATTATTTCCTCCCTTCCAGAAGAAATAACTGCCGAGATTTCCCCAGTCGCTGAATTGTAGATTGTCGCTATCATTTTAGCGCCTCCAAGATGAATAGCGTCATATTACTCGTGCTGACTGTCGTACCGTTCGTTCCGGCAGCTATTTCAACCAGAAGCGTGTTTGTGCCGGATGCGGATAATCTAGAAGAAATCTCAACAACTTTTTCTACAATATTACCGGCGTCCAGAGTAAAACTTCTGGAATCTATAACGCTCCCATTAAATTTAATCCTGTATTGACCTGTTCTTGTCCCACCAGAGGAGTTAGTAAATGAGAAAGTAAACCTAGCGCCAACAAGTATTTGCTCATTTGCACTGGCAGAAATGCTCAAACTTCCCGCTGAGGCCCACGCACCTGAAGTGGTTGATGTGTCTGAAGGGTTTGAAGAAGTTTGATTCGTAATTGCCCTGTCGGTAACTTTAACTGTGCTGACAGCAAGATCAGCAAGCTGAGTAGTATCAACACCTCCGTCCTTTACAATGACCTCTCCGTCAGCATTGGTGCTTGTGGTTACTCCGTCCAGAACAAAGATACGATTTAGGGTTAGATCACTGTTGTTAGCGGCAAGGTCAGACTCTTCAGCCGACCAGCTGAAGGCAGCACTAGAAGTCTCACGCAAAGACATCGCCACGCGCATATCGCCTTCGCTTCCAATGAAGAACCGCCAGCTTACCACCTCGAACTCTTTAGCCGTCCAGCCATAACGATCAATGGTCAACGCAACGATCTCGCCCACCTCGACATCAAAGGCGTTCAAGCCAAACTCAGCCTGAAAGACCATCTGCTCACGCCCGCGTAGAAGCGTCATCTTCGCAAGGCGCTGGGCTGTCGCGCCGGATGTGGTGAACGGCAAGTCCAGATCAAGCGCCTGCTCCACGCCGTCATCCTCGGTTAAGAACGTGGCGGATTCTATCGGCGGGTAGTCAGCGGCGATGTATCTGTTTTCTGCGTCATTAAAGACGCCCTGAACCTTGTTGAATTGATCGCGCAGATTGACGCGCGTTTGCAGGCTGATGTTACTGCGAAGATCGTCTAGCGTGAATGTCTTGGTCGGCGCGTTGTATTCACCAACGGCCAGCTTCCACTTTCCACCGCCCCAGAAGAGAGTTCCTGCGCAGGATGTAATCATCTGCTGCAAGACATCTCCATAGTTCTGATTGGCTCTGACAACGCCGTTTAGCGTGTACCGCTTTTCTGCATACGCTTCCCAGTATGTGCCAGCAGACCCACCGACCCCCGGTTCATCTGAAGCACTAGAGGTGTGGTCAAGAATACAAATATAGCTATTGTCATCATTCGTTACAGTGTCCCCAACTACATATGCAGTAGACAAAGCCCAGTTACCGTCTGTATCTAAGTTTACATTCTCATCGCAGGCATTCGCCGCCGCTTGAAATACGGTGTCATCTACCTGCGCGTCATTTAGGCCATATGCGCTGGTCAGATAGTCACGAATGCACAGAGCGGCATTATTGGAGTAGGCCGTTGTGGATGTTCGCGGGTCAAAGACCTTCTTGCCGCGTATCTTTGCAGTGATGACCGGGATGCCGTTCTGGAAGACGCCAGAGGCATAGCTAAAGCGCACAAACAGATAAGCGATGCCATTACCAACGAAAGAGGCCTTAGTGGGTTGCCCTACGCCGCCGAAGTTCTGGCTGTCCTCGTCAGACGATCCCGTGTCAAAGAACGCGCTATTGAGCGATTCTGTAGATGAGTTGGCAAACGTGTCAGTGATCGCAATCTGGTCGCCAAGGTGATAGAAGATGCGGATTTCATGTTCGTCAGGGTCATCAGACCAGTTGCGGTTCGTTACCCAGCCCGCACCAGATCGGCGGCTGTTTGAATAGGCATCGTTGGAAATCGTTGCCACTTCGTCATTGATGTAGATCGCTTCAACGCTCTCGATCTCGTGAGCAGCCAGAGGAATAATCTGATACAGAACCGAGCCGCCACGAGTGGTCTCAAGATAAGTGATCGGCCCGCCTTTGCGCACCTCGCCATACACAAACTCTTGAGGCGCGGCGGCATCTCGTGAGTTCACAAGAAGGCTTTGCTTTGGCGTCGGTGGGGCGGGTGTCAGCGCAGTCAGGATCGCGTTAGTTGCGATGGAAAGGCCTATCCCGACCACGCCAGTGGCGATCATGCCAAATGTTGTGGCAGTGAATGCAGCAACTGTGGTTGCAGATGTAAGCCCCGCAGCATTTGCGGCAGCGAACGCAATCGTCGCCGGATCACGCGGCACGCCCTCCCAAGCGTTTGGGTCTCTCAGAACATTAAATGGTCCGCGCTTCATGTCTGCACCCACGCTTTATCGATTGTCTCAATCGGATGATAACTTATGCCACGAGTTGTGACAAACGCCGCCTTTAAGCCGACCGAAATGCCCAGCGCGTTTCCTATAACCCAGCGCCGGACCTTTTTTGTCGCTACAAGAGAGCCGCGCGGGGGGATGCCATTAAATCTTGTCAGTCGGCTATCCACGGCATCCACAAACCGCTCAAAGCCGAACTCCTGCTGAAGTTGGGTTTGGTTCATCGGCTTGCCGTCAATCATGTATCGCCCCAGCCAATCATCTGCCCATCCATAGCCCCAGATTGCCCGCCACGCGCCGTTGGTGAATGTCAGGCAGTCGTGAACGCCCCATTCAAAAGGCGTGTCCGCAACGCTCTTCAGATAACCCGGCAGGTTACTTAGGTTGGAACCGCACGCCCTTGTCTTGGATGTCGGCGACGAAATCAAAGAAGGTGTCTGTAGCATGTCGGGCCTTGTGGCTTTCTGATGTATATCTGAAGTTGCTCGCCCGCTCCAATTCCACCAAACGAGAATCCACCGTAACCGAGATCGTCCCAGCTTCAGGGCCGTCATCAATGACCATCTCATTCAAGCTGCCGCTGAAGACCTCAACGAAGTCATTGCTCGTTACAGTGACCACGCCGGGAATGCTGTTAACGCTCCATAAGATGCGAACCCGACGCCTCTGGTATGGCTCTTGAAGCGCAGCATTGATGATGTTCGCGGGCATACCTGAAAGCGTCAGCGTGACCACCTTGGCCGCCAGGTCCGCGACCTCTTCAAGCCCATCAATGCCCATAAGATCGCCGCCACCCGAATAGGTCTGGCCGTCAACTGTTCTATCGCCGTAGCCAGTCCAAAGGCGCAGAGGCCCGCTATCCAAGTCGATCTCAATCGCGTAGAAAGGCTCAATCGCGCCCTGGCCCAGAGCCGTCAGGATGGATGCCGGAACCGTTCTAGACATTGATGGCCTCTCTGGCTGCGAATGTGATGCCGTAGATGCTGGCCTCGTTGATCGACCACGCCTGCTCGTTAGTGGACAGACGGAAGAGACCCTTCGCGCTGTTCAATGTCACCGTGGTGGATGTCGATCTAGCACCAGGCCATATCTCGATGGACTTTCCAGCGCCCACCGTCACATCCTGCAAGACTTTATGCAGGCTGGAATCAACGCCAGTGCCAAGTTGAATGTAATCGCCAGCCTTGAGCGTTCCCCCAGTAACAGTTCCGGTGAGGGTTTTATCACCTATACTTGGCGTTGAAATACTAAGTCCGACACCCGCATTCTGCGTTGCTGTCCGAAGCGGATCGCCGAGCAAGAAAGTCCCGGCCTGACCATTTAGCGACAACAGGAATCCAAGCCATTGCTCCGCGTCAGCGATCTTCATCGGCGGCAGCGTTACATCAGCCTGCCACATCTGCCCAGAATAAGAATGCGACTGACCGGCAAAAGTGAACGGAGACATGCTATAAGCCACCGCGTTGATAGCCCGCAGCTCAATGCTTCGGATGCCCGTGTGAGTTGGCAGGCTCAATGGGTATGTGATCGCCATTATGCAAACGCCCTTCCATATGAGCCGCCACGTCGCTTGGCGTCCAAGACAGCGCCCTTCGCGCTCTCTGCGATCTGTGGCATCAAAGACCTGATCTCCGAGCGTACCGTCTGCTGCACACCTGTGCTGACGTTGATTGTCTGGTTTACGACAACGCCGCCGCTCGATTGCCCTCTAGTGTGGTCAATCACGCTCTCACGCGGGTGCATCATCGCCATGAACCCGCCTTTACCGTCAAGGCCACCTGCACGCGCTCCGCCGCCGGTATAGCCGCCGCCTGCAAAGCTGGCAGGGCGGGCCACCGGACGCACATTACCAGTTCCCAGGGGCATTTTGGGGCCTGACACTTGGTTTAGATTAAAGTAGCCTCCGATGGCGTTGGTGATGAAGCCGGTGATCTGCTTCACTACAAACACGCGGTAGAGTTCCTTGATGATCTCAACAGCCATGCTGCGGAATGCGTCCCCCACTGTCTTGGTGCCATCCACAACAGACATGAAGGCACCCTCCATGCTGCTCTCGATGGTGTTGGATACGCTCTTCATCTTTTCCTGAAGCGGCTGAATGGCGAGTGACAGTTCTTGGGTCTTTTCCTTAATCTTAGTCATCGCAGCGCCGCCGGAGGAACCGACTTCTGTGAATGTGCTGCGCAGATTGGTCAAACTGGATGTCAGCTTCTGATTGGCCTCGAACTGTCGAACCTCATCGTCAATGCGCTCTTGGGCAATCTTGCGCTGCTCGTAATGCGAAATGTTCTCCAGGTCGTAATACAATTCACGTTCCTTGCGGAATGCCGCAGCAGATGCTGCTGCTTGCCCAAAGCCTGAAGAGATTGCGATGATTTCAGACTGCATCACCGATGCTTGGTTCTTCATGTTCTGCAAGAACGCAGGCGCTGCGGCTAGGCGCTGTGACAGCAATAGGGCGTTCTGAGCGGCGGCTGAGAGAATGCCGGGAAGCGGCTGCGCGGCGACAACAATCTCCTCTAACTCAATGGCCGCCCTGCCCATCATGGCTTCTAGCACGCCAGCTTCCTCGGCGGCTGAGTCAACCTTCTGGACGATTGACTGACCAATCGGCCCGCCGATCTCCGCGCCAATAGCCCTTACACGAGCAAGACCCTCAATGAGCAGCAACGGGTCTGTTTCGCGTATAAGTGATTGTATCTCACTGAAAACTTGGTTCAGGTCATTTGAAGACGCGCCAATGGCATCAATATCTCCATTGATCTCTTTGAGAAGATCACTGATCTGTCTGTATTGTGCGCTACCTTCATCAAGGTACTGCAACTGAGCCTGCAAGCCCGCCTTGCGGCCATTCAACCGCTCAACTTCGTCTGCGGCATCGGCTATGTTTCTCGTCACGCCGGAAAACGAAGCTGACAAAGTTCTTAAAAGTTCGAGCCTTTGAGCCTCAACTAAGGCATCTACAAGCGCCTGAACCTCAATCGTCGCGCCAGCAAAGTCCCGCTCAATAATTTCAGCGATTTTTGAGGTTGATGCGCCGATCTCCTTCAAACGCGCCGCGCTGGACAAAAGTTCCTCAAGAGAGACCTTTAGCTCTTTTGAAGCCTCCCTCGACTTCTCAAACACAATCGCAAGTGCCGAGAAGATAGCAATCCCAGCGCC